TATCAAATCAAAAAGTGCGCCAGTTACGGAACCAATGATGGATGAACCAGCACCTGCACCAATGACTCCACCATCTGTACCTGAACCTGAATTACCAGCGGCACCTATGGCTGACGATGAAATGGGTGATATGCCCCCTGTTGATGACGTAGCGCCAGAGGGAGATATTGAAATGGACGCTGAGATGGACATCGAAGAACCAGAAATGGGTGATGAAGAAGAAATGGTTACATTTAAATCTATTCAGAAATTGACTGGTAAATTGACTCAAAAAATGAGAGCTCTTGAATCCCAAGAGGGTATGACATCCGAGGATATCAAATATGTAATCAATATGGTTTTATCCGCGGCTGACTTAACAAAGTTGACTGAAGAGGATATGGAAGACATTATGGATAAATTTGAAAACGTTGAGGCCGATGCTGATATGGATTCTATGGGTCCTGATGAAATGGGTATGGAAGATGAAATGGATGTTGAATCAGATATGGAAATGCCTATGGCACCAGAAGAACCAACTGAATCATACAAACCTACTATGGGAATGAAAGAATCAAAAATCGATAAGGTTTTGAGTAATTATTTTGAAGTTTCAGATTCAGAAATTCAATATGCAAAAAAATTAACTGAAGAAAGAAGCAGAGAAAAAGTTGTTAAAGTTACTAAAGATTATGAAAAAATCGAAAACCTATCTGAAACAATTGAACAAGAGATGTCAGCTAAAAAGTTTTTAGAAGAAAATAAATTTTTCCATTTAGTTGGTAAGACTAATAAGAAAAATTTGGTTTTTGAATTTAAAAATAAATTGGTAAAAATCAGTCAAGAAGGTCAGGTTTTATGAGTTATCTAATTTATATTAACGGACTTGGTCCTGACTATAAAGGAGATAATTTATATGAATTTATATTTTCTGATACTAAGGAGGTATGGGGTGAGTCTTGGGACAATCAACCAGCCGCAGGATATCCTCACCCACCTGAATTAGAATTTATAAAAAAAGTTGGTATTTTGAGAAATACTGAAATCAAATTAGATTTAATTCAAAATTCTGATTTATTTTCTTTAGTGGATTCTATGGATGGTGTTGTGGCACTTGGATGGGAACCCTCAGAGAGAGATAGAGATGAAAGATTGGTATTCTCATTTGGTGAAGATGAAAAAACTGTAAAAGATAAACTTTATGAGATGGATTTAATTCTCGAATTTGAAAAAGAAGTTGTATATGAAAACTAATTCCAAAGCACTCAAACTTATTGAAATGGGTCTTAGTGCAAATACTGTTGGTAAACTATCGGAATCCCAACTCGAATTACTTTACGGTAAATTTATGCTTGATGAACAATCACAACCAGTTGTTAGAACAAAAACCGTAAAACAGATTGAAATTCCAAGTGGAAGTGAAACTTCTGTTGGTGGTGTTTCTGTTGCAAACAAAGCCGGTAAAACCGTTGTAACAACAACTGCGGAGGGTGAAATGAGTGAAGACAAAGTTGACCCTATGAATGTTTTCAGTGGAGAAACTACTCAACAACCACACCAAGTTGGTGCGTCAACTGATATGGGTGACCCTTCAGGGGCAGTGGACGGAATGCCAACAGAAGGTGAACTTGGAGAAAAAAAGAAGGAATACAATCCTTTTGCGATTTGTACTTCTACTATGGGTAAAGAGTTCGGAACAACGGAGAGAAGTGAATGGAGTAAATCTGAAATGAACAAATACGAAAGATGTGTTAAGGATGTGAAGAAGTCTGTCAAAGAAGGAAAAAACCCTTACCATTTGTTAATTGAAAAAGAAATTGTATCTTTGGTAGAAAGAAATTTAACACCTAAGATGACAAAGAAAGATTTTATCAAAACAATATTCGAAGCTCCAACTGAGGCTCCAACAAAACCAAAAGTTAAGCCAGGTGTAAAACCTGATACAAAACCTCAAAGACCACCACACCCTGGTAAAAATCCAAATCCAGGAGAAAATCCTGCACCTAAAGCACAGGATTTAGAAAGAGCTAAAGAAGATGTATTGAACGCAATTAAAAGTTTACTAAGTAATGGCAAGAAATAAAAAAATTCAGGAACAAATTGATTATGGGGATTATCCTGAAAGGATGGACCCATCTTTAGAAAGAAAAATTTCTAATCCTGAAAGTCCATATGCTCAAAATCCTGCACTTGCCCGTCGTGAGCAAGACGTACAAAGATTAATCACAAATAGATTCAAACAAGTTGTTGATAAGTTGAGAAGTGCCACTTCTAATCAAACACTTGTTACCCCAAGAAATCTTGCAATGATGATTAAATCTGAGGCGTATGGTAAAATTATGCCAACTTGGCAAATCGAGCAAGGTCACCTTGAAGAGTTAAAAGACTTGGCTCTGAGGGCTTGTCTCGAAGAATCTGAAGTTCCTGAAGATTGGTTTGATTTTGATTTACACTTAGGGGAACAAATCAATGTACAAAATTTCCGAAACGAATCTGAAGAATTAGAAGATGAAACTGAAGAAGAAATTAAAGCAAATGCTTTGATGGATGGTGATGAACTTACTCGTAAGGAATTAGTTGAACTTGAAATTCACAAAAGAAATATCATTAACGCAATTATTCAGGGGACTGCTAAAAAAGGGCACTACGTCTTTCAAAAACCAAGTGTTAGAAGAGAACTTAACAGAATTAACCCAAATCTCTATGACAATTACTTGTTGATTATGGCGTTAAACGACTTCAATTATTTCACTGATGAGGCTTCGATAGAATATATGTCTGAAACAGGACAAGGTGTTGGTGGTAAGGTAGAACTTCAAGACAACAACAATGATAATGATGAAGGTGAAGGTGAAGAAGGCGAAGAAAGACCTGACACAACAATCTCCGCTTGGGGTATGTTATTTCCAATCTTGTGTCACGAGATTTTGAAAGGTTTGGAAGAGGCAAAAGGTAGATACGGATTACCTGAAGACCCTGTCATAAGACAACAAGTAATGGGTCAAACGGACACTTTACCTATGGAGGCGTGGTCTTTGAGAATTGGTCCACCAGTGGTTGAAAGATTACGATTTGCTCTGCCCGATGAGATTTTTGAAGATGAAAATAAAGGCTTAATAAATTGGTTCCAAATGGAACTTTATAAACTTCCTGCCGCTGAGGTGATAAAACTTACGGGAGACGCAATTTCAGAGGATAAATCTCGTGTTTCTAAAGCAACCGATAGGTTCCGTGAGATTATGAAAAAAGCGAACCAACTTAAAACAGAATACGAAAATTTTGAACCAGAGAAAAAAGACTCGGGTGAAGATGGTTTGGATGACTTGTTGGCAGGACTAGGTATCAGTCCTTCCAAATAATGAGTCTTACAAGAGAACAACTTTTAATTGAGTATAAAAAGTGTATGAATAGTACTCCATACGCTTTGAGAACTTATTTACAAACATTTGATAATACTGTCTCCAAATATGTACCACTTGAGTTATTTCAAGACCAAGTATTATTGATTGAGGATTATGAAAATTTTAATGAAAATATTGCTTTAAAATACCGTCAAGCAGGTGTTTCTACAGTGACCGCTGCTTGGGCAAGTAAAAAAGTGGCATTTGCAAGAAAAGAAAAACCTGAAAAAATTCTTATTATTGCAAACAAATTAGAAACATCTGTAGAATTTGCCAACAAAATCAGAGCTTTTACTGAACAGTGGCCAAATTGGGTTGGTATTGGATTTTCAGGTGAAAAGAATTCTGCACGTCATTTTAAACTATCTAACGGTTGTGAAGTTAAAGCTGTGGCAACTTCTAAAGACGCACTTCGTGGTTATAGCCCAACCGTGTTAATATTTGATGAGGCGGCGTTTATTGAGGCTGACAGTGATTTTTGGGCGGCTTGTATGGCGTCACTTTCTACAGGTGGTAAAGTTATTGTAATTTCAACCCCTAATGGTTATGACCCGATTTACTATGAAATTTACGACCAAGCATTAAGGGGAATGAACGATTTTAAAATTACCGAAATGTATTGGTATAGGGACCCCCGATATACTAAAGATTTGTATATGGTAAAAACCAAAGATATTGTACATTATTTGCTCAACAAAGAACAATACAGTCCTGAAGATATTATAAGTTTACAAGATATTGATATTCAAAACAGAAGTTTGATAAGCCTACAAATTTACGTTTCAGATGGTTATAAACCTTGCTCTAGTTGGTTTGAGGCGATGGTTAAAAAACTCAAATACGACAGAAGAAAAGTTGCTCAAGAATTAGAGTGTAATTTCTTAGGTTCAGGCGACAACGTATTTGATTCAAATACTTTACAAGACATTTCTCAAAATTACATTAAAGACCCAAACGCAAAATTGATGGCAAATCAATTATGGATTTGGAAAGAACCTGAAAATGGACACAGATATGTTATGG